TTTGAATAGATATTGGCCTAGACTTTAACCAGGAGGAAGAATGGATCACACAAAAGCTAAAAAAGAATACTGGGACGGATCGAAAAATAAGTCGATCCGTTTTTATTTTTATAGTCAGCGCGGCCTAGCGTTGTTCAATGAGTTCCGTTATTTATTTATGCTGATCTTTGGCTTGTATGTTTTAATGAAATTATCAAATCCAGTTTGGCTCGTCGGTATGTTCGTTGTTTCCCTCCCACTGCTAATCCTATTCGGATGGATCCAGGTTCATCACTTGGCTAAAGTTATGGATTGGCTTAACATAGAATTTGCAACATATTGGAGTCGGTATCAGTTCGATCTCCAGGAGCGCCAGGTGAAAGCTGTTGAGTCGATCGATTCTAAAGTATCGTCCTACGATGAAAGAAGAGGATGCCTGGGAGCATACGTATACGAAGGGGGATCGAGTGAAGTTACTTTTGACCGTTCGTAATGTATTGATGGGTTTCGTTGGTTTCATTGGGTTTGTTATTTTGATAAACCTAATTTATTTCTTGTCATATTTAGTAATTCCATGTATGCCTGGGGATGGGCCGTTTATATGCTCGAATCAATCGCTGCAATAATAACTTTCAATCTTATCGTTTACTACCGGGCTCTTAAGTTTCTGGCCGTAGTCGATGATATCCGCTGGTATGCCTCAATTCAAAAAGGAAATTTCAAAGGGAAATGGACGGCTAAGAATTTTATAAACAAACTTACACAAAGGATCTACGGTGGAGGAACTTTCGCTAGACTTAAAACTTGCCCGGTGTGCAAAGGCCAGGGCCACGTCCGGATCCCGGTCGTCGGCCCGAAGATACCGGCACCTGGAGATAATGGCAAAAAGGTTCCGGACTCTATATCTTCTCCGTGTAAACAATGCCAGGCGCAAGGCGAGATCCACATAACAAACATCAAGATAGATCATCTCTTCTCGATTATCATCCACACCTTTATCAGCGTATTGATCTACCTATCTCTGGGGCGTGACGCTATATCTTTCTGGGCAGCGATGCTTTACTCTTGCAATCCAGCCAACACACAAACGTCTATATGGCTAAATGGTCGCAGATATGCTGTGAACGTCGCGCTAATGCTCTTAACGATCCTAACGCCGCCCTGGGGAATTCTGCTTTATCTATTTAGCTTAAAGAATCAAGTCACGACGATCCTGGCGCCGATCCTTCTAGGAGGATTCTACTGGCTTTTGATCCCGGCAGCTTTATGGATGGGGAAAGATAGATACAAAGTATTTTATAAAGATCGTATGTTGACGATCGTTAGCGACGATATGCGAAAATTCACTCCTAAACGGTTGATCGTAATCACCAAGACGTTAGGATTTTACACAGCTAAGATGCTCTTCCCTGGGAGGATCTTAATGGTTTATCCTTTCTTGAAGAATTGGGGATTAACCGAGGAGGGAAATGAAGATGCTTATCGTATTGATTACCGCTTTGGTATTGGTATTGGCGCTATGGCGATGGCGATCTTCGCGGTTCTAACGCTTCCGGATCCTTTGAGGTTATATGCAGCTTTTACTTTTTTGGCAACGCTTCAATGGTGCAATATTCTTGTAGCAACGCAGACGGCTGCGGATCGGTATATCTCTGCTCCTAATGTTTTCATGATGTTTTTTGTTTCTTTCTTAGCTCACCGGTTCCTGGGGAGTTACGCGGTTACAGTTATCGTAGCTTTAATGGTTTATTATTTAACAAATCTATCCGTGGGAATGAGGCAGTATCGTAACATTGAATCCTTTTTCAATTATCATTTGTATTTCGATCCAGCTAATGTGATCGCCCGGAAGTTCAGAATAAATTGGCTGCTTAACCTTCCTCAACCAGATGTGCTCGGAGCCTGGGAGTTAATCAAGGCTGGGTTGATCTCTAATCCAAATGATTTTTCGATGCTTTACCAGGCAGCGCTCTGTTTGCAAATCATGGGAGACGCCAAGGCATCTAATTTATATATTGAAAAGTGCGAAGAGAATCATTATATAAACCAGAAACCTTTGTGGGACAAGCATCTCATTGATATTCGCAACCGGAATAAACAAACACTCGACATGGAAAAACCTAGTCAGTTAAAAGGTCGAATGATGAATTTCGCCAGGGGTAATAAGTAATGCCGATGTTTTTAATTATAGGATCGATATTGGTTTTATCAGTTCTCTTTCTTCGTAAGAAGATGAGTTTTTGGCAAGATAGAATTGAAGAAGAAGAAAGGAAGATGGAGCGAGATGGAATTAGATAGAAACAGAGGTAATTCACATAAAGGATTTGCATCCCAGGCGATGCGGATCCGTTTTATTTCCGAGTATCTTGTCGATCTCAATGGGACACAAGCCGCGATGCGGGCCGGATATTCTCCGAAGTGTGCAGCAGCTAAAGCAACGGAAATGCTAAAGGATCCGGAGATCTTTAAGGCGATCAATAAACAGATCGAGTCGAGGCAGAAGAGGACGCTCATCACGGCTGATCGCGTCTTGGCCGAGCTTTACGAGATCGCGATGGCTGATATCAGCGATGCGTTCGATGAGGACAACAACCTAAAACCGATGAATCAGATCCCGGAATCGTTGCGCCGGGCAATATGTGGGATCGAAGTCTTTGAAGAGTTCGCTGGATTCGGGGAAGAGCGCGAGAAGATCGGCGAAACGAAAAAGATAAAGTTCTGGGATAAGGGCAAAGCGCTTGAAGCCCTGGCCAAGCATTTGAAGTTGTTGGTTGATCGCCACGAAGTCGAGTTCAAAGTTCCAGAGGATTTGGTTGATCGAATGAACGAAGGACGCAGCAGACTAGACGAAATCTTGAGATCAAGGAATCTAAACTAATGCCATTGATTTCAGAATTAAATAAAGATATTCTTGAACGGATGAATCAAACATCCAGTGATCCGTTAGCTTTTGTGATGTATTCGTTTCCCTGGGGCAAGGGTGAGCTTGCCGGTTACGATGGCCCAGAGAACTGGCAGAAAGATATTCTTGAAGATGTTCGCAAAGGATTGATTACGTTTCAGCAAGCCATTCTTATCGCAACATCTTCTGGGCACGGAGTTGGCAAGTCGGCCCTGGTTGCGTGGCTGATCCTTTGGTCGATTGCTACGTTCCCGGACACTCGCGGGATCGTAACAGCAAACACTGATACGCAGTTGAGGACAAAAACATGGCCAGAATTAAATAAGTGGTTCAATCTATTTATTGCCCGGCATTGGTTTACGATTACAGCCACATCACTTTACTCTGTTCTCTCGGATCATGAAAAGACTTGGCGATTTGATATGATCCCTTGGAGTGAACAAAGGACAGAAGCCTTTGCCGGGCTTCACAATAAGGGCAAGCGCGTTGTTGTTGTATTTGACGAGTCCAGCGCTATTGCCGACAAGATCTGGGAGGTTACAGAAGGAGCCTTGACAGATGAGAACACACAGATCCTTTGGGTTGTATTTGGTAATCCTACTCGAAATTCTGGTCGTTTCCATTCTTGTTTTCATCGGCTCAAGCATCGCTGGAATAATCATCAAGTCGATTCACGCTCCGTAAAGTTAACGAATAAGAATCAGTTGAATCAATGGATCCAGGATTACGGCGAAGATTCAGATTTTGTTAAAGTCAGAATCAAAGGCGAGTTCCCGTCAACTTCTGATTTGCAATTTATACCAACGTCTTATGTCGAAGGTGCGCGTGGCCGGTTCTTGCGTGAAGATCAATACAACTTTGCAGCTAAGATTATTGGAGTCGATGGCGCGTGGACGGGAGAGTGTGCGATATATTTACGCCAGGGAAATATGTCCAGGAAACTTGCGATCCTTCGCGATATACAAGATGATCTTGTGATCGCCGGAACCGTAGCCAGGTTCGAGGATGATCTGCAAGCCGATGCGGTGTTTATCGATCTGGGATATGGGACGGGGATCGCTTCAGCCGGTAAACAAATGAAAAGGAATTGGCAACTCATCCCATTCGGAGGCGCATCAACGGATCCAGGATATCTCAATAAGCGGGCTGATATGTGGAGGTTAATGAAAGCATGGCTAAAGGATGGAGGATCGATCGAAGATGATCCGATCCTGGCCGAAGAGCTTGTAAGCCCACAACATTACGAAAAGATGATTGGCCCCCAGGCGGGTAAGATTTTTCTTGAATCAAAAGATGATATGATAAAACGTGGAGTCGGATCGCCAAACCGGGCAGATGCTTTATGCTTAACATTTGCCATGCCGGTTAAGAACAAGAGCCAGAGGCAATTCGATCACCTATCCGGAATGAGCCGAAAGTATGATCCGCTGGCTCTTAATATATCATCGCCAAATAGTCAGAACTATAACCCGCTGTCACCGCTTTCTAAAGTATAACAAGGAGGTTGTCTATGTGTATTTTTGGAGGAGGAGGAAGTAAAGCACCGGCACCCATGGCGCCACCGCCACCGGCACCAACACCAGAGGGCCCGTCTAAGCAGATCAACGTAAAAGATAACTTAGCAAAACTACGTATGGGATTAGCTAGCACGATCAAAACTTCGCCTCGCGGTATTGCCGGAACGGGCGCGAATCTTGTCGCAGCCTCATCTACCGGAAAGCAAAAATTGGGGGTTTAATATGCCGTCAATAGGCGTCTCTACATCAGCAACAAAGACGGAATTTGATAAGCGATGGAATACCATGAAAGCTGAATTCCAGAACGGATGGATGAGCTCATGCCAAGATCTATCGACTTATGTTAATCCGAAACGAGGATGGTTCGATACCAGGCCGAATCGCGGCCAGATGATCGATCATAAGATTCTTTTAGATTCTTATGCCACCCAATCTCTTCGCACGTTAGCTTCTGGTTTACAATCCGGTATGACAAGCCCTAGCCGAGATTGGTTCAAACTCACAACCGAAGATTTATCTTTGGATGAGGTTCCGGGAGTCCGTGGATGGTTAGATGAAACAGAAAAACGGATGAAGGAAGTTATCCGAAGATCAAATATATACGGCGCTT